GTATAGCCCATCGTGTCGCTGATAAGCGTCTGGATTACCGCATAGGCCGCATTGATTTCGACTTGGTCATCCACGCCGTCACAAACAAAATCCGCCGCGGCCTTAATCTTTGACGGAGCGTTTGACGCGGCCACAACATAACAGTAATTTAGGTCCATGCCGGGAACGCGGTTATTAACGTACAACCCGCCATAACCTCCAGTGGCACCGACTGACGCTGCCAGCATCAAAACAAATAATATTCCAATAATTCTACGCATAATAATCCTTTCTTAAAAGCTCGGCACAGAACGAAAGGCCGATAGTTGCTGTAAATGCTTCCTGCCGATTGAATTTAGATGGACTTGATAAATACCAGTCAATTCATCGGCCCCGGCACTGTCCTTTTGGTCGATAAACATCTGAATTGCTGTCCCATAAGCTATTGCTGGCCCCCACTTCGGATTGATGACGGTATCCGTACCTTCCACAAGAGCGGCTGGCCGCTGGACTGCGGCAGCTTTGACAGTATACACACCATCCGGGATAGGTCGCAGGTACAAGTTTGAGCCATACTGAAGCAAATCCAGAGGGGCATTCTGACTGGCACTGGCATCGTCCGGGTATTCCGTGAAGAACGCGTTGGCATCTTTCCAGAATCCAAGCCTCGCAACCGCATCGCCGTTCCCGTCGTCAGCAGCCTTTTCAAACACGACATCTTCACGCCGACAAATCCACGTGTTAGTTCCATCCGATACGCTTTCGCCGGGGGTTGTGGGCCATACAGGTTCAGTCCCCAAAACGCCCGCCGAGGCCGTACATTCATACACAAAGCCGTTATGCGTGCTCGGACGTACAACCGTTCCAACTGCCGTTGTGCTTCTGGCTGTGGGCTGTGCAGCACCGGCAACAAAATCCGATACTTCAGCATTTGCGAAGCCATTGCCATCGGGAGCGGGTATTCTGACCTTGACCTTTTTGCCGCCCTCGTACACTTTGATGAGCGCATTTGTCCCGGCCAATTTGGTAATCGGTTTCTTGATCCGCAAAACCGTTGACGGAAGAGCATATTCCCCATCGCCCTGAACCGTACTGAAGGAGTAGAACCCCTTCAGTTCCGGCAGTTCAACCTCATCCGGGAAGACGTTGCAGTAAAAGTCATTGATTTTATCCGTCAGGTCTGCATCCGACAGCTGCGAAGTAGAACGCTGACCCGTAAGCTCCCTGACCTTTGCCCGTAATTGGGCTAATGTCCAGTCCATGCCTCACCTTGCATATACCAATTAGCTATTATCATTTTTCCAACACGAATCGCCGGTTTGTGCTGTGATAACCCACTGCGTGTCACTTATGGCAGTGAGAGTCACTGAACAGGGAACAGCATCGGCCTGATCAGAGGAATATTTTTTAGCGGCTGTACCTCCGTTTATAGTATCATCGCCAACCGCTTGAATTATCAGATCATCGCCAGCAGCGGCACTTACATCGACAAATGTATATGTCAACCCAACAGCGGCGGCAGGCAGAGTATAAGTAACCGCCCCTTTCCCCGCTGTAGTGGCAAATACCTTCCCTGAATCAGTTGCAAGAACGGCCTCGCTGGTTGCATCTTCCACTTCAATTGCTGTAAGATAGCCGGTCAACGTGTCCGTTCCATCGCCTGTGATATTGCCGGTAACATTGCCGGTCACAGCCAAATCAAGGTTTCCGGCAGCAGTTAAAATCAGATCGTCAGCCGCAGTTAAAGTCAGATCGTCAGCCGCAGTTAAAGTCAGATCGTCAGCCGCAGTTAAAGTCAGATCGTCAGCCGCAGTTAAAGTCAGATCGTCAGCCGCATCAATGCTAATATCTCCGTTAGCGGCCCCGTCCGCATTAAGTTGAATTCCGCCATTCGTGGTTTTCAGCAAAATAGCGTAGCCTGCCGTCGTGGTCACGGCATCAATCTTAAACTGGTTTGGGGTAGCGGTTGTATCCCATTCAAGAGTAACATCAGATGAATTCCCGAATTTAAATTGAATATCATCCTCGAACGCCATAGGCCCGCTAAACAACGGATTACGAAGCCATTGCTCCAGAAGAACAGGATTGCTCACTATTTCAAATGTAAGCCTTTGAGCTTCAGCCATTACCGAAGGTGTCACCAACAGCAATACAAAAACGATTGCCATGCTAATGGTCATTATAACATAAAATATCGTAGACTTTTTCATTTGGGTACTCCTTTTCAAAGAGGTGTTGTTAATTGCAATTTTAGACCTTCAGATTGACCGGCTGGCAGCTAAACCGGTTGCGCGTACCGGTAACAGCTATCTGCTGGCCTGACGGAGCGTTTTCGTCATACTTGCGAACCGGAATCCTGAGATTGTTGAGGTGGTTGACTACGCAAACCGGCAGTTTGACGACTTGGCCGTCATCAAGCTCAAACCTCTTGCCGCCGTACGTGAACGACAGCGCCACGCCGGGCGATTCGATGTTCGTAAACCGCACCTCAATCAGCGGATCATTCTTAACAGCGATTTCTTCAGGCGAAAGTTTACGTCCGCTTACGGCATTTTGAGCCTTCATTTCGGCTTCTACTTTTGCCTTGGCTTCCGCCTCAATGCGGGCCTTTCGTTCGGCTTCCTGCCGAATGGCCTCCTCATCAAAAGTCTCTACAGTCGGCTTTACCGCTGCATTCAGAAGTTCGCACAGCTTCGCATACGGCATATCATCCGCGTACTTGATATTCAGAGCATCAAGCTCCCTTTTGACTTCTTCAATTGACTTTCTTGCCATGTTTTATCTCCTCTGAGAGTTAAAGAAATGGGGGAGGCCGCTAAGAGCCTCCCCGCGGTTAATGTTAAATCGGGTCTGCCGCAGCGGCATCGCCGTGATTGACGACCTTGTCGTGCTGCTCGGCAACATAAATCCACTCATCGCCGTCTGTTGACAGGCCTGACCCAACGGTAAATCCGGCTGCCTTTTCAAACACAACGTCCTCACGGCGGCAAATCCAGGTGTTTGTGCCATCGGATACCGTATCGCCAGGGGTAGTCGGCCATTCAACCGCAACCTGGGGCAGTACACCCGCAGAAACTGTGCATTCGTACACAAACCCGTTATGGTTTCTTGGCCGTACAACCGTCCCAACTGCCGTTGTGCTTCTGGCTGTGGGCTGTGCAGCACCGGCAACAAAATCCGATACATTCGCGTTCACAAAGCCGTCACCATCGGGAGCAGGGATTTTAACCTTGACCTTCGTGCCGCCCTCGTACACTTTGATGAGCGCATTTGTCCCGGCCAATTTGGTGATAATGGCTTCCGTAGAAGATGAAATATGCGATCCGGCAATCTTGATGCCATACTGCCCATTCTCGCCGCTCAAGTCCTTGAAAAACTCATAAATGACTGGATTGGTGTTATTCAAGCCGCCGATGAGCTTTACATAGTCCGGTATGAAGCCGATATTCACATTGATTGCGGCCCCATCCGCGATAAAGCGTCCGCTTACCTTTTTCATTGTTAATCCTTTCCAATTACATAGCCAAAAGGCCGTTAATCTTTTCTGTTACTACACAAGGCCAACGCCATGCTTAGCTGTGTGTCACCTTCAGGACGTGCATGAAGTTGTCATTGAGGATGCGAGCCGTAAACATCGCTTTCCAGCCGCTCGTTGCACGCTGATTGAGAGGATCGGAAGTCCCGCCAGAGCCAAAACCCTTAACGATGTTCTTGGCGTTACCGGCCTCAAGATCAACTATGCCGTAAGCGTTCTTGGCAATAATAGGCAGATAGTAGTATGTGCCAGGCGTAAACGGATCGGCAACATCACCCAACGCATGAGCAACCGAAGATGCCAACCAGCGGACATTGCCGGTCGATCCCCATTCGGCCTCATCCACATTGGTTTGAGCCGGATAGTTGGCGGTCGATTTAAAACCGCTAACCGCTTCCAGGTCGTCAATCAGAGCCGTATTGATGATGCCCCAAAATGACGGTCGTACAGGCGATGTACCCTGACCGGTTCCGGCCTTGATAAGCTCGGTAATCATCGAGGCGTCATTGCTCAGAAGCGTTTGAACCACGGCGTCAATGTCCGTCTTGTTGAGTTTGGTTGCCGTGCCGGTCCCGTTGCTGGCTCTAGTCGAGGACGCACACGCAACGAGAATGTCCCTGACAATCTCATCGATCGTCCGGCCCATCTGGTCGCCTAATTCCTGCGCGGCAACAGTCAGCACAGGATCGGCATTGGTCATATCGACAACGTCGGTGATGTGAACGAAATCGCCGTACTGTGCGACGGTTGCCAGCAAATCAACCTTGCTGAGCCGCTGCCCGGTAGGCGTGACACCTTCAGCTAACTGCGTGGTTGCAGTTGACAGAGCCGCATAGCGGCGGAACTTCACGGTCTTGCTGTTGCCCTTCGGCAGGGATTTTTTCTGCGCAAATTTGGTATGCACCAGTTTTGGTCTTGCATTCTTGAGCAAGACCCTGTCATAATAAACCTCGATGCCGGAATCAACTTGAGTTGTCGTTGTCAAATTATCCATTACTAACTATCCTTTCTACCCTCTTGACAGAATCTCCGCCTCAAACCTTGCGAATTCCTCATCTGACATGGCAGCAAACCGGCTGGCTGCATTGAATGCGCCTCCATTTGCAACCATACTTGCCGATCCGGGCCGGGTTGCGGCCTGAATTGCTGCGGCAGCAGCAGGATTGACAGTCGTTTGCTGCTGCATACTCGCCATCTTGGCATAGTTATAGGCAGTCAGCATGGGATTCGGGCTTTGGCGGATTTCCATCATTATCTGAGGGTTTTTCAAAATTGCCTGTTTTAAGGGTTCCCCTAACTGTTGAGGTGTACCCACCAATTGATGGTAATCTGGATGCTGGACAAGGAACTGCAATTCATTGATCGCACTGCTGAACTGCTGTACCATCGCCTGAGTTGCCTTCTTGGCCTCGGCAACAGTCATAACGTCATCATCTTCAAGACCGTCATAAAAGTTAGGAAGCTGCTGCGGCGGCTGTTGAGCCTGCTGCTGCATATTGGCCTGGTAGAGGGCAATCTGCTGCTGTGCAAGCTGAACCTGCTGCTCCAGCTCCTTGACCTTATTGTTGACCTCCGCAAACCGCTCGTAGGGGATAGCCTTCGGCGGCTGTTGATTGCCCTGCAAATCGGCCTGCGGTGTCGTTACGTCTTGATTTAGATTGGTTTGTCCCCCGGCGGCGGGAACCTGTTCTACGCCCGTTTCATGGTTTGTTACTTGTCCATCCATAACTTTACTCCTGTTCACTTGCGACTAATGGTTCGGCTTCAACCTTTTGCCGGTCGGCGATTCCGGCTGTAACGCCTGAAAGCCCGCATCGCGGTTAATTTAACATTGGACTGTTATTGTCAACAATATTGGACTGTTATTGTCAACTGCCGAATTGAACACACCCTCGCTGGCCTGATCGGACATTTCGACGTGGTCTGTCGGAATATCCAGCGGCAGGGCATGAAGCATTTCGGCGGTCCCTTTACGGTTATTCACATAAACACACAACGTCCCCAACAAAGCGGGCGGACGCTCTTTCATCAGCATCAGTTTTGTTTTGAGAGCGCCGCGGCCCTCCCAGTCGCTGTAGATGAGAATATAGTAATCATCATGCTTACCAGCATTATCATTGATAACGCGCTCAATGGCCCTCAACAGGTCACTTCCAAGCTCTTTTCTGATGTCTCCAGTGCATAACGCCATTTAACTATCTCCTCGTCCTGAGTGACTTTCGTTGTTCCAAGTCCGCCGCCGCTTTTGCGACAGTAGACAGGCCCTCGAGCGTCATCTTCTGAATCTCCGCGGCAGTTTTTGCCCTATTCAGAGCCGCTGTAGCGATGTTCTGCTGAATCTCCGCCCTCCGCTCCTGGGCTTGTGCAAGATTCTCCGCGATTTGGGACTGCATCAGCTGTTGAGTAAGCTGATTCATCTGCTGTTCGCCCTGAGCCGCCTGCATTTGGGCTTGTTCAGCCTGCTGAATATGCCGTTTGAGGTGTTCTTTTAACTGAATCGGGGCCGCATCAACAATCGCCGCAAATGGAATCGGAGCACCCATCTGCTGAAGCGCCTTCAGTTCCTCATAATACAACTGACGCTGGCTATCAGTGAGCAGTCCTTCCTGAACGCTCACGTCATATCTGGTCAGATCAGGGTCATAGAACTGAGGAACGGGCTGCTCGTTGATAATACGCTGCACCTTTTGGGGATGATAGTTTTTCTGAATCAGCTTGATCAGTTTCTTGCCGAGTAACTTCTTGCTAAGCCGATAATTATCAAACAAATCCTGCAAAATGGTTAATGCCGCACCTTGCCGCATTTTCGACAACACGCCCGCAATGTCCTTTTCCTCAGTACCGAACAATTCGTCATTGATACCGGGAATCTCAGTCAAAAGCTTATCAATGCTCTGATTGAGCATGAATAGCCCTTGCGGTATATCTACCGGCTGCTTTTTGCGGATTGCATCAAGGCCAGCGGGGTTGCCTTCGCTCTTAACCCACGTGACCTTGCCTTGCCCTGACTGATACAGCGACTCCGGATTAACTACGGTCCCCTCTATCGCATCATAACCGGTATTAATCTGGCTCTCGATGATGTCGATTTCCTGCGAAATCCGCTTGTTGAATTCCGACTGCGGGTCTCTGATACTGCGGACAACACCCTGAAGCTTGAGCTTGTCGCTCTCAACTTCCGGATACCAAAAACCCAGCAGCGGTACAAACCGGAACTCATCCAAGCCAAACGGATCAGGGCCGGTATAAAACGGCACGCCCTGTATTAAAATGTTAAGCTCGACGCTCTCCTCCCAGCGGTCAATCGCCGTAACCTGAAGGGGAAATGATGACAGAATATAATCGAGAGCCTTCTGACTGCCCGTCCATACCATTTCCTGCCCGGTTGCCCGGTCAATGAGCACTTTGACCCGCTTAGTCGTCTTGCGCCAAAACTCATCATAAGCAAGAAGATTATCGCCGTACCGCTTGTTGCCAACAAAGATATGGCTGAACTTTTCATCCCTGCCGGGATTTAGAGAATCGATCTCTTTGTCGTTCCCCGGAACAAGCATCTTGGCCTGATCCTTGGTAACGTACTCCCGACGCAGGAAGTAGTTGCAATCGCTCAAATCACGCTCGGAGAAGGTTGGGTCCGGCAGGCATTTGTTGTAGGCAAGCCGCTTGAATTTAATGTCGCCGTTTCGGTCAATGTACGGCTCCACGAAGTTTAGGCCGGTAATGCACGGCCCGCACTCGAACGCATCACTCATAACGTTATAACCGTTGCCAACTCGCATCACATCCATGACAACGCCTGTCAGCTGGCTTGCTGCTCGATCATCCTCAAATCCGACCGGGTCAATTTTGAAAGCCAGTCGGTTCTTACGCTGATAACCGGTGATGATCTTGATAACGCGGCGGATACGATTGAAAACCAGGGCATTGCGACGCTGGTTTGCAAGGTATTGTTTTTCGACGGAATTCCACTGATCGCCGCACATGAAATCAAAATCAGTTTTGGCTTCCTTGAGAAAATCGCCCCAACCCGCAATAGCCTGGCCGTAAGCCTCGTTAAAATCCTTTTTTGTGTCGTTGTCCGTCGCCATAATTATCCAATCACAACCGGCCTGGCGTATTGTTCGTACATCTCACGAGCCTGATGCGCGGTCATCGAGCCGCCGTTTTGTGAACCTTGCTTAATTGCAACCGCCAAATAACGGAAAGCATCGGCCCCATGACTGGCCCAATCGTGAAGGGGAACATTGCTGTAAACATTATGTCGCTCGTCAAAACGCTTGCGATAATTCTCAAGGGCCTTGATTCCAGCCGCACAATTACGCTCATCAAACCAGCAGCGGGGCAAGATAGCCCTTACCGCTTCAATACCGTCTTCGACACGCAACTTAGGCAGGGTAACGAAGTTAATGCCTAACTGACGGGCATAATCCTTGCGTGAAAGCCCTGTGTTGAGTTCCCTCGCCTCAATATCGTGCGGGGCATAATGGGCCTGATAAATCCAATTGTTCTCCTGCCTCTTTTGCTCAAGCATTGAGGCATAATGAGCAAGCCCTTCGCCCGCCCGCTCGTAATAATCGATCAAATGAATTTCCCCGCCGACCTGCTGGCAGAACCAGATCGCCGTAGAATCGCCGATACCAATATCCCATGCGGTAAGCACCTG